CTGAATTAATGGTATATTATAGTCCAATGTTCTGATTCTCCGATCTTTTTACTACAGAGTTATATGCTATAACATTTCCAAAACCATCTGTTACTGGCGTACTACCGATTACTTCAAATACTGTTGGAGTTTCTGTTGGATAGTTTAACTCTACCCAGATTGCATTATTCTTTGAGTCTCTAATATTTGTAACTTTTTCTCTATATGTTAAACGTTGTGAAGTTCTTACCTGTAAAATTTCTTCATTGCTATATTTTGTTCCATAAGATTGAATACTGTTTGTTCGGGTAGAAGAAGAGTTGCTAATTACACCTTTAGCAGAACAGTCTATAGTTTTATAGTAAACCCATTCTTTTACAATTGCTCCTGTATCCTTGTCCTGTAAATCTAATTGTCTATAGACATCCATCTTCATAGACAAAACGGAGTCTACGAGATCTATCATATTACAACCATAGTGGTAAGAACATATGGATACAATAGTTGATCTGCATACGCATTACCAGTTCCTTTATAAGCGTCTGACGAGTATTCAAAGTCCCAATCAAATGTTGATATATTCTTTACATATCTATTTGTCCAAACCTTATCTTTAGCAAAATAGTCTCCAATTAATTGAATACAGGCTTGCTCAACGTTATCCGGAACTTCCGACCAACCAAATTTGCCAGCAACTTTATATCTAGTATCTTTTCTAAATGCTCCGTTTCCACCGTAATCATTTATTGTTGGTGGAACCATTCCATTTGCTGTATATACAGTATTGTCTAGAGAAGAAGTTCTATCTACCCTTAAACCAAATCCTGTTTCTGAAATAATTGGTTCGAATATCCAGTTATTTACATCATTAATATTATCTACTAGCAATAGGTCATTTCCATATAATTCATGAAGAGTGTCTAATTTAAATGGAAGCGGAAGAATATCAGAACCAGAGCCATATGCTATTTGAACATCATCATACAAATAAAAATTTTGTCCAGTATGATTTTCAATTACTTTTCTAGCATATTTTTCTGCCATAATTAATTCATGATATGACTTATAGTTCGGATCAGATGGGTCTGTTGCTATTCCTAAATCTTCTACTGCTTCTGATATGGATGCATATGGTGTTACAACATCAACGAATGTCTCGTGGCTTACACCAACACCATTCATTGTATATTTCCATTTTAACTTAAGATTTTTATTCCTATCAGTTAATGCATAAGGTATATTAATTTCATAAGACCCAGGATCTACTTCTGACTTTTCAGCATTAATATTAGAAGATACTGGTGTAGATGGACTAATTGAAGGTAAAACTGCTGGATCTTGTGTGATGTCATATATATCTACAAGTACTGTAGAGTCGGCATCTACTATTTGTCCGCCCCAAAATATTTTTGTTTTTGCTGGTGCGTAACTATTTTTATATACCTCTGCCATTTAATTGGCTTAGTTATAGAACTCCTGTACTTCTGTTGGAGTTGCTAATACAAAGCCTTCCTCCTTATCAAAAATTGCTTGGGCAGTATCTTTGTCCATAGCAACAAATGGGTGTTCTTTTGTAAAACGATGTCCCATAATTTCATAACTATAATTTGGGCGGGTCATCTTAACAAGAACCATATCTTCTTTATTAACTACCTTTGGTGCCGCCTTTGGTAAAGTTTCATTCATTTCTTTTTCTTCTTCCTCTATGCCTTTGGCTTTCTTATAGATAGCCCAGGTTACGCCTTCTTCTGACAGGGCAGCAATGATATCTTTTTTACCGCCAAGTCCTTGAATATCAACTGCAAAATCTTCTGCTATTTGCTTAAGCTCTGCAACTTTTAATGTATCAAATGACATTAATTTCTCCTTTTATAGGTCAATTAATTATAGCATTATCGGATTAAAAGGAAAAGCCCCCAAATTAATGAGGGCTTTTCTGCAGATCTAAATCCTAAATTAGGAAGCGACCTTAACGTTCTTGACAACAACCCATGCATCTGCTTGCTCAATTTGAACGCCAACACGAGTATACATTGTATATTCGATAGCATCCTTCTTTGGCCAGAAGAAGCGATAGACAGTTACATCACGCTTGACACCAATAACTACGTTATTTGGGAATGTCAAGTGGACGTCACCATGGTTGCCAGTCTCGCCTGAGTAGTCACCATCTTGTGCTTCAGGAAGAAGTGGAACTTCAACAATCGGAATACCGAATGCGAATGGAGCCACATATCCTGCTGGGCCACCGAGTGGTTGTACACCTTCTCCACGGATAACGCTTGAAGCGATATCTTGTGGGATGGTCTGGTTTGTTCCAATGCTATTTGCGTACAGGAAGTCCTGAATCAAATTGGAACCTGCAAGGAAGCGAAGGTCGGAACGACGTTGCTTGTACTTACGTGGAAGTGACTTGAGTGCAGAGTTGAACAGTGCACGGCTAATGCCTGCGCCTGCTGCATCTACTACGTGACCGTAGGTCTTTGCCTTCTTGACTACACCATCAAATGCCTTGTAAAGGTTATCTGATGTTAGCGAAGTATTTCCATTAAGGAGTACATCCTCAATGTCATTACCTGCCTGTGTTGCCATCATACGGGCAATATGATCTTCTAGATCTGGACCTTCGATATTGTCCTCAAGAGATTCTGTTGAAAGCTCCCAATCCAAGCGGAGTTTCTTCGTTGTAAGAGAGATCTTGGAGAAGGTAACAGCAGAGTTTGAACCTGTGTTATCTGCTTCTGTAGCGAGAACCATAAGCTTCTCACCAACGCCAATGCGATCAATCTCAGTGGTGTCTGCTCGCATGCGAACAGTACGAGCCACCTTACCGATTACTGTTGCATCGAACATGTAATCAAGGAAACGAGCGGACTGCTCAGGGTTGAGTAGACCACCTTCTCCTTCTGCTGCAACGTGGATACCAGTTGTAGCTGTTGCGGAACCAGTCATACCAGCTGTTACGGTTGTATTAGCTGCGACTGCTTTTTCTAACATTTCATTGCTCATTATATTTTTCACCTACCTTTATTTAATAAGTTCATTCACGGAACCGAGGAAAGAACCGTTCCATTTTGATTTCTTTATTGTTACTTCCTGTGACCCGCCAAGGTCAGAGGACTTCTTAATTGCGGTCTCTGATTCTACCGCTACGACACGCTTTTCTACGCCATCAATCGTGTTCTTGATATCTTCTACAGCCTTTGAAAGTGCTGCATGTTGTTCTGCCAATTCTGAAATTCGTCCATCAACGCTCTTGCTGAAAGTTTCAACCGTGTCTTTAATAGCTGTAACTTGAGCAGCATTTGCTTCTGATGCCTTATTTAGAGTTTCCGAGAAAAAGCCTTTAAGATCGCCAAGCATCTTTGCAAAATCAGGTTCATCAACCTCAACTTCTGATACGTCGGCTGCTTTTTCCAGAGTTTCGGCAGAAGCGTCTTCAGCAGGTGCTGCTTCTTCGGCAGGAGCTGCTTCTTCAACAGCTGCTACTTCAGCAGGAGCTGCTTCTTCAACTGCAGGAGTTTCTTCAACTGCTGCTAGTGTTTCTGTGTTTTCTGACACTTCATTACCTCCTTCTGCGTTTGCCTGTTTTGCAATTGTGTTTGTATCAGGCAACGTTAATCTTGACTTTTTATGTAAATCAAGAATTCTATCTATTTCCTTTGCTTTGTTTGTATCATTTGATTCAACCCAACCAATTAAAGTTGCAGGCTTTCCAGAAACTGGAGATGTATATTCTGTGTCTGTTGACATAAATACAGAATCGCTTTCCTCGCAATAAAAAATATTTTCCATCTTGGTCTCTGCAGCAATTCCCTTAAATAGAAGTTGTCCATTCATTTTCTGAATAGACAAGATATTGCAGAGTTCATTTGCAGGAGAATCAACTACTGATAGCTCCATGAGTGCATACTCTTTAATAAATCTTACCGGCTTTCCTGTAGACTTATTAACTTCATTCTCTGAGTCAATAATCTTGCCGCCAATTGAGAACCCTTGTAGAGTTCCGTCCAAAATCTTTTCCCATGTATCTTGTGCACCTTTTGAAATATAAGCATCTACATAAACGCCGTTATAAAATTCTTTTGTCTCTGGATCATAGTATGTCTCTGGCTTAAATGAAACCATTTTACCAACAGCACTTGGTCCATGCATCTCACGAATATTCCCACGGAAAGATTCGAATGCCTTTAGTGATGCTTCTTGTGTGACAACATCTCCGGTTTGATCAATATTATCTAGCGTTGCAAAACCAGAAACTGTGCGCTTTTCACGATTAACTTTCGTAAAAGGCACAGACAAATTGATATTGTCGCCATTAGATGACCATAGAGATTTCTCAATATTCATATGCTTAATTTTATAACGTTATCATATATAAGGCAAATAATCAGTTGCCTAATAATTATTCTACTTGTCTACCTTCGCCTTGAGGATTTCTAGATTCCCCTGAAATATCCGGGGAATTATTAGTTCTCTCTTGATCTCTGGTTCTGGTATTTCCAGCCTGGGCTCTTACTTCCGCCTGCTGTTGTGGCTTTAAAACAACAACTTCGTCGCCACCGTCCATTGGAACCATACCCCTTCTAATTCTAACTTCATTAGGAGTAATTACCTGCATTCTCAAATAACGCTCATCAATTTTAGACTGGGTATCTTCATCAGTAAGACTGAGTTCATTAAATTTAATTTGAAGGGCATCTGTCATTTCTTCAATTAATTTATTTAGTTTCTTTTCTAAAATATCCTGTACCGGACGGCATACCTGCTCTTTAAATGTTTTATCTGCATCACGAGCATTTGCCAAAGAAATTCCCTGTGGGCTTCCAATTTTAGAAATAGGAACACGGTGAGCCATTAATATTTCATCTCTATTTGATTGGCGATAAACATTAAATGAGGATTCTTGTGCTCCCGCCTCAACTGGTTCCATCTTAAATTCAACCTTTGAATCTGGAGAATCCGCTGGAAGTGGGATATAGAGTGAGCGGTGATTTTTTCCTTTAAGACCAACCTGGAAAAATTCCAGAAGCTTTCGCTCTGATTCTGTAGAAAGTTTTGCACCCTTTACAGTAATAATATATCGTGGAACAGCCTTATTCTCAAAATAATCTAGATTATACTTACCGGCAAATTCATTTCCTGCCATAGCATTTGCTGCAGCAACAATATCTGGGATTCCGTAGTAATTGTTTCTTGGGGTATATTTCTTAAAATGAATAATTTCATTTGGTCTATCGCTGCCCTCTGCAATTGGATTAGGAGTTTCCTGATCTCCGAAGTTACGGAAGAATACGGCCTTACCATAAAGCAATTGAATAAATCCATCACGCAAGCGGCGCACACGCATTGTCTTTGCTGGAATATGTCCGATATATCCGATCTTTCCAGAAGTTGTACGGCCAATTTCTAAATATCCATTTCCTGTTGCTTCTACATCTGTATAGAATTTAATAAGCGTTTCTTTAAATGTTTCTTCTTCATTGCAATCTTCTAGCCATTCATGTAAATCTTGACGAAGTCTATCAAGTTTTCTACGTGCCCGCTCTAATTGATTTTCATTATCAATGCCATCAATTGCATCCATTGTCTTGCGTGTTTCAATAAAGTCATATCCTAGGCCTACAATATTTGAAACCTTAGCGTTAATTGCTGCGTAGTTATATGGTGAGATTTCATAAATATGTGAAAGATATTCAAGATTATATGGAGGCTCAATAAGATCAAACATTGCATAGCCAGTAATGGCTTGTGCGAGAAGATTCTGTTGTGTTTCTACTCCTTCAATACCAACAAATCTCTTTTGAAGATTACGATTCATCTTGCGACGGAATGAGGCGCCAAGTCCTTGGACTTTTTGTAGCTCTTCTCCAGATACCATAAAGGCATCGGTAGTCTTTATAACATTAGCTGACGGAATGTGGAAATCTGATGCGGTGAGAGCATGAACTCCTGTATCGATCTCTTGATTATCGTCTTCAATAAGTCCCATTATTTTTGTCCTTGTGCCTTCCTAGTTTCTTCTTTATAAACTCCAATATCTAGTGGGTCTGGTGTCAGGCCCCATTTTAATCTTTGTTGCTGGTACTCAAACTCTTCGTCATCTATCTTTCTACGCCCTGATAAAAATAATGGCTTGCCCTCATAAATTCCATAGGATCTAACTTCTCTTGCTAGGGCATCTATGCGAGACCTATTGCCTTTCATGGATGTTATTGAAAGATAGTTTCCTTCATCATCGCCTATCCACCGACCATCTGGCATTTCCCAGACATAAATCCCAAGGGTTGTTTCGTCTGGTCCTACCTTTACGCCTTTACTTTTTAATTCCATAGGTATTTATTTTACCACCTTTAATGGTCTAAGTCCAGCTTTTTGTCATGTAGAGTGACAAAATTATGTATTTTGTATCACTACCCAGTCATTATTATAATAATTTACACTATCTTCTGTCATGGTTAGGGTAGAAGAATCTGTTATAGTCTCTGCATCTCTTCTAATGTAGTAATCATAATGATCTGCTGCCTTGGTACTATTAAAGGCATTTGGATATATTGATATATATTGATATAGGGCGGGAACTGATCCAGATAAAGAATAATTAAATCTAATCTCATTAGATACCGCCGACGCAAATACCACTACAACATGGTGTAGTTGGTCGTCTTTAAATATATTAGACACATTTGTTTCTGAAGTTTTATTTACTCCATTTACATATAGAGCAGAGATATTGGTTTTTGACATTGTCCCTAAATTATTCCAGGATATATTTGAGGCCGAATATCCATTTGTTGCAACAGTTGATATTAAACCGCTTGTAGTTAAAGAAAATGGGGTATAGAAAAATTCTACTGTGCTTATTCC